CATTCGTATATTGCGAGAAATTGACATCCACAACCTTGGCCGAGAAAGCCAGGAAAGGCATGAAGAAAATCGCCCAGAGGAAACAAACTATCCTAAAAATTAATGTTTTCATTACTGAATCTCCACGCCTAAGATGCCCCTATACCGGCCGAACCAGACAGGTTCGGGGTTCCCGGCACTATCCCAATCTTTAATATTCCCGAAATGCCACTCGCCGCCCGTATACCAATGAGCCCCGGTGATATATTCAATCTCGTTTAACGTACCGGACCCGAGCCCTTGAGCAATCCGCATAACCATATCGACATAGCCGAACCCACGAAACTCTGCCATTTGATAAGCCTTATTGGCTATCGAAAGGTTCTGTGTAGTATAAATGAACATTGAGTTCGCGCCGACCGTTTTGACAATCACGACGTTTGATGTCGGGATGGCTGTCTCATTCGGCCCGCCTGGATCAAGAATAAACCCGAGAACCGTATCCGGTCCCGGATCAATGTCTTCCTCCTGATCGACAAAGAAGCACGTCCACTTTTTTGCCGACGCGGGCGAAGCAATCAGCACGACCAACAATAGGCCGAGAATCCAAAATTTTTTCATGTTACTTCCTCCTTACTGTTTTGCCCTGATCGACTGTTTTAATGTTTTGTGGGTAATTTCGCTGATACCCTGAATGCCAAGGAGTTTTTTTGTTTTTATCGTTTCATTGTAGTCATTGATATCGGCTAAAATATCGGCCCATTCACGTTCAGATCGCCTGCCTTGCGGCTTTTGATAGAAGGCCTTAACCCTGGTATACAAATCGCTGCGTTTATCCCTGTAGTGCCTTATTTGCTTCGTCCTGGCCCATTTTTTCTCCTTGAGGCGGGAAATTCCGGACGGATTGAAATTGGCTATCCTCATGATCGTATCGATCATGTCGGGCCAGATTTGCTTGTCCTCATATGTAATGGGCGTTTGCCGCTGGGAAGTCACGCCGTATTTCGCTTCTCGATATCCCTGCATGGCCGAGCTGATAGCTCGCGGGGCAATCTTTTCGATTCCACGATAAGTTTGTCCTTCGTAGATCATCTTGCCGCCTTCGTACATATCGACCAGGACGTTTCCGGGCGCTCCGAGCAATTCTGGTATTTTCATCGGGAAATTGCCGATAAAGTCGATCTGCAGCGAACCCCTTAAAGAAATGCCGGCGAATCCTGGCAGGCCGTATCGGGCGAATTTTTCAGCATTATCGCCGAATAAGTCGAAGACCCATGAATAAAAGCCTTCTTCCCATTCATCCTCATCTCCCCTGAGCTCGGATAAAATTTGACCTAAGACGGCGATTAAAGGTTTTCCTATGATAGGCATAGCCCCTGCGCCCCCCAGGATTGCCGGTGCAAGCATCATGTAAAGCAGGCCTTTCTTATTGTGTTCCTTGAATCCGATTGTATACATATTCTGCAGGTAGGTATGGCTGAATTTGCTGAACACGTAGAACATCTTGGCTATCTGCGCGAATGGATTCTTGCCTTGTGCCAAATAAGGCAGGGTTTTCTTTCCGTACACGCCATGGCTGCGGTCACTTGTTTTCTTGGCCACTTCGACGGCTTCATCATAACCCATGCCGGTATCCCGCGCCCCGAGGTATGTCCCGGCTATCGTAGCGATTCGGTTTAGTCGTTCCGTCTGCCCGAACATCAGCATGGCGCCGTTGATGATACTATCGTACCCGCCACCCAGGCGGCTTCTCAGGACCGATATGGCCTCCATGTTATATTGAGCTTCATCCCAGCCCTTCGTGTAGAGCGTATCGAACATCTTGATCGTGTCATCATCGAGGTCGGTTCTCTCGCCCTTCAGGTGCTTCCGATATTTCAGGGACGCATTTATACCCATGACCAGATATTTCGGTACATCTTTAAGGTCGATATTGGCATACGTGTTCATGGACGACGGTACCGACGTGGCCAGCGCGGTCAGGTTGACCAGGGCCGAGGATCCCCTGAACCCGAGATATTTCAGGACGGCCAAGCCTTTCACGTACCCGATCACTCTATCGGAAAACTCCTCGTTGCGAAGCATTTCGATCATGTAGCTTTTCACGTCGCGGTAAATGTTCGGCTGTTCAATGGCATCTATCCGGCGTTCTTTAACGCCCTCGAGGTAGTCCTCGAAACTATCATATTCTTCCGGGCCCAGGTCGGTGCCGGATATGGCGCGGACCATCTTGGAAGCCATGTTCCGTTTTGCAATTCCGGCCGACACATTGGAGGCATACTGCGAAGCGGCCAAAAGCGGATCTTCTTCATACCCTAACCAGACATCCTCTTCAGTGACCGTTGCCGCACGTTTCACCATATGCTGTCTGAATCCGCGCTCTTTGACCAAGTTCGCCACTTGCGTTGCCAAGGCATAGGCGAAAAGCATATCGGCTTCTGTAGCTCCTGGAATGCCGGCCTGTGCCGCGAGGCTCTTCAAGAGCTTAACCTCAAAATCGGCTGACGGATCGGAAAAGTGCCAAGCATTAGCGGTTCCTTTCGGAAAGCTGTAATGTCGGCCGCCAAAGGCCTTGAATACTTCGTTCATTTTTTTGGTGGTCGGCCCGCGCACCACAAAATAGTTCGCCCCTCCCGGCCGCGTTTCCCGGTAACCGTTTAAATTGAATTGATCAAATGAAAGCCCAATGTTTTCCTTTGTGATATCTCCGAGGGCCGCATTGATTATGTTCTGCAGGTCGAGTGTACGGGCACCGTACTCGAATACGTCTTCACTGAGTTGTCTGGTCTTGCCTATCTTGACCTTATAGCCTCGCTTTTCGAAACCAACACCGCGCGCTTGAAGCAGTTTCTTCGAATCCCCCATGATTAACCATGGGTTCGTTCCGTCTTTACGGGCAACCAGGGTAAACCGTCCGCTCTTTCGGATCCTGGGCGCATAGTACCCGCGCATATCGCCCATGCGGGCAAGGGCCATGCGAAGATTTATTTTTACCCGTTTATCGCCTTCCCACACGACAATATCAGGCGGCTTCATGCCTTTCGATTCATACTTGGCAAGCAGATTAACCATGTCAGTATGGAGTTTAATCCAGGCGTTATCCATGATCTTCCGGTACGCACGCCAGGCATCAATGGCTTGATCGCTGAACTTGGCCTTCTTGAGGTCTTCATTTGTCGCCACGAATTTGTTCCGGTCGGCCCAAGTGATGAATCGTTTCAGCTTCTTGTATTCCTCTTTCCTTTCTTTCTTGAGTTTCTTGATTTTCACAATATGATTATCATGATCGGTAATGTCGTTATATTGCGTTTTCAGGTCGTCGGGCCGTTCCAGGGCGGCATCGTATACACGTTTTGCCGCGTCTATTTCTTCAAAGTAAAACTCCGGTGTCTGAAACATTCTCTGGAACCAGGCCGTGTCGGGTTTTTGCCGGAAATCATCGACACGCTTATTCATGACCGACTTGACTGACTTGAATATATCACCTACATCCTGTACGAACCCGCCTTGATCGAAATAATCCTGTTCCCGCTTGATCCGGGCAGCTTTGGCTTTCGTTGCCTCACTGGCGTTCTTCTGTTTCGCCATCTGGTTGATGGCATCGATGTAAGCCTGAGCCCTCTCCTTGACCGGATCCGGCGGCGGTTTCGTGGATAGGATGGCCTCTTCCGTCCTGGCGCGCGTTTCACTCTCGGTAAGTGGTTTATACCGACCGATCATGATATTTTCGAAAATAGCTTCCGGATCGGTGAACCCCTTCTTTTGCAGGGCGCTTCGAATCTTGACAAGCAGGCTTTTGATTTTCAGGAAAAGCCCGCGCACATAGCCGGGAAAACCTTTCAGCTCGGCGCCTTTGCGTTTCATGGCGAACCCGGCAAAGGCCTCGGCGGCGTTCTCTTCGTTCCCCTTGAAATACTTCAACAAGCGGTCATACTCGGCCTGGGGCAAAAGCCACCGCATGGCAACATGGAGTGCTTCATGATAGGCCGTGTATTCAGGGGATCGATCGTGATTAAAAGCGATTCTTACGATCGCTTCCATCTTATCCGTGAAGCTGGTCGCTCCGTATATCCTGTATTTCTGGCCTTCTTTGATGCCGGCTTCCTCCAACGACTTTTTAGCCGCTCCCGATTTGAAATAATCTTCCAGTTCCAGCCAGGGCGAGAGTTCAATCGTAATTCTATTCAAAACCTCAGGTGGCAAAGCGTTCCTGAGGGCATTACTGACGTTCCGGGCCACGGTCGCAATATTCCGAACAGTACCTTCTTCGACTTCCTCTATTCCTTGTGCGGAAAGGACCGTATCGCCGCCCGGCAACGTAGGCCCGCCATGGCGCCCCTGCCTGACCGCCTGTTCCTCTAGCTGTTGTCGTTCCAGTAATTCCTGGGTGACTGTATGAAGCCGGGCTTCCTTGGTTACGAGCTCTTCCTGCTTGTCGAACTTGGCGTCTACTTTGGCTTCAATGATCGGGATTTCCTTTTCGAACTTATCGATTTCCGCGTTCGTTTCGTCGATCAGGTTTTGAATGCCGGTCACGACTCTGGTAACGACGTGCTTCACGCCGTTTTCCGGCTTGAATGTAGCCGTATCCCCACCCATGGCCGTAGCGGAAAATTCAAACATTGGGGATGCCTGAAACACGCTATACATCAACCGCAGGTGGGGGGCTAACGGAACGAATTTTTTGACCTTTTTGGTCTTCTCGATCTTCTGAATTTCAGTGACCGGCTTGCCTTCCTTATCGAGTATCGGTTTGCCGTCTTTGTCCTTTTTCTTGACTTCCTTTTCCTCGATGTAAGGCACTTCTTCCGTTTCGATGTAACCGAACCGGCCGATCGTTTTGCGGGATTCGATATCGCCTTTCAGGGCGCGGATGACAGTTTTATCCTTTATAAATTTATCGGTTGCATCATTGGCCTTGCCGCCCTCTTTTTCGAGGTCGTAGAACTCTTCTCCTATCTGAATTGCTTTGATCTGACTAAACCGGTCGAATTTCTTCTGCCAGGCCTCTACTTCGTCTTTTTTCCCTTCAATGATCTTAGGCAGATTCGCCAGGCGGGACCGGGACCGCATTTTATTTCGATCGAAATCGGCTTTGGCATTCCGGAGGACGCGAACTTCTTTGGTGAGCTCGAGTTGTTCCTTGATAAGCGGATCGCCGGACAATTCGGAAACGTATTCCTGGGCGTTCATGGTATCGCGGCTGATATCTTCCAGTTCGCGTATGGACGGATTGAGTGACATGATTTGGCCAAGCACCATGCTCTTGGTCGCCACGGTATTCCACATGAAAGCATCGACAGTCGCTTCAGTGCCGTAATTATAAATCTGGACTTCCTTGATATTGTTTCCGTACCGTATGCCGCGTCCATTACGCTGTTCGTAATTGGCATAGTTCCAATCCACATCGAGATGGTGCATGGCCACTACGCGAGTTTGGATGTTTACTCCAATTCCCATCTTAGGCGTGGATCCCATGAATATTCGAATTTCGCCCGCTCGCACCTTGGCAAAGAGTTTTTTCCTCATTGTCTCGCCTTTGGGGCCATAGGGAATTTGATGGATCGTGGCTATTTCGTTCCTGGGTACGCCATTCTTAACCAGCTTATCGATCAAGTCTGTATACGGACTGTGCGGGATAGCCCCGCCCGGCACTCCAAGGTCGAGGAAGATTAACTGCACACCTTTTGTTTCAGTATAGTCTTCGTTCTTATCCCAATCGTAAGCCGGGTAAGACTTCTTGTAGATATCAAGGATTTTCTCTAATGCCGCATTGACTTTCGTATCCTCTTCATCCTGTCTCTGCTGCTCCACAAGGCGCGGATCGATCGCCATTTTGCGGCCGTCCGTAATGATCCGCAGCATAATATCCCGTTTTCCGTGCCATTCGGCGTGCATTGGATCCGCTTTGATAGCGAGCGCGCGGGCCATGAGCTCGTCCTGATACTCTGCGACTTGCGGGTTTTGAGGCACGATTATGTTTTGGGGTTTGTCGCCTGCAATATCAGGTCGTGGAATTTTGATCATGCCGGTCTTGTCTTTATCGCCTACCCGGATAATATCGAATACGCCGCGAACCATCTGCATGAGTTCCGGAATATTGATGAACCGGTCGAACCGGGTGACCATCTTGAACCCTCTGCCTGTAGGATTCGGCTCCGCTTCGCTGCTGATAATCCCGAACGTGTTTGCCCAGGGCTCGAAAGTTTCAATTCCTCGGAACTTCAGTTCATTAGGTTGCAGGTACCGGGAAAGGGTGAACAGTTCTCCGACACTATTGGTTAAAGGCGTCCCGGACGCAAATACGATTCCCCTGCCGAACCGTTTGTGCATATAATTCGTCTTGGCATAGAGATCCATGCTGCGTTTTACGACCTCGCCCGACTTAATCCCTTTTACGTTTTCGTAATTCGTAGTGAAATACAGGTTCTTATAATCGTGGGCTTCATCGATCAGGATCAAATCGATTCCGAGTTCTTCGAACGTGGGAATATTATCGCGTTCTTTTTCTAGGATTTCACTAAGCCGGTCTTCCAATTTTTGCTTGGCATTTTCCAAATCCCGGATAGTGACTCGGCCGGCGCCCTGGCGTTGCGCTTCGAGCAAGGCCGCCTCGAGTTTGCGGACATCGGCCCTGATTGTCTGAGCGTATCCCTCGGGACTGAGCGGGATTTTCTCGAATGATTCGTGAGTGACCACAATAGCATCGTAATCGCCCGTCGCAATCTTCGAGAGCGTCTTTATCCGTTTCGCCTTATTGCCCGGCACATGAAGGAATAGGACTTTCGCGGCGGGATAAAGTTGCTGAAAGGCCGTTTTGAAATCGTTGATGGTAGCTTTCTTGATGGAAATAACCGGCTTTTTTGCGAGGCCGAGCCGTCTTGCTTCCATGGCGCAACCGAGTAAAGTGAAAGTCTTGCCCGTACCGACTTCATGGCCGAAGTAGGCAACTCCTGTCTGCAAAAACCGCCAGATGGCATTCTTTTGGTGAGGGCGTAATTTAATGATCGCGTCCGGAACCTTGCCGGGCATAGTCAAATGAGAACCGTCAAAGACGCGATCAACGTGTGCATTGTACCGGGCATTGTAAATTTCTTTCATGTCATCCTGAACGCCTTCCGTTTCGGCTACCCAGGATTGAAAACGATCATGGATTTGACTCATTTTGTAAATGGCCGTATCAGTCGCCGCCTGATCGAACCATTTATTTCCGTACGCGTCCCGCCTCCAAACTTTTGGAAACCCGCCGTTCAGGATATAATCCATGAGCTTGAAGAAATTTACGTCGCGGGTGCCCCATGTATCGGTAGCATGATAGGACGATTCCCCCGCCTGTCGATTCCTGTTCGCGGCCGCATTGGAAGGCCCGGTCCAAACAATATTGAATTTGCCGATATCCGGGACATGATCGATCTTGAAATTCCGAACGGTCCCTTCCATCATGTCGAGCATGAAATTTCGGATATGCTTGATCGGCATCCAGGCCGCGCCTATCCTGATTTTAATATCGTGGATTGGAATATCTTCCGGTTGAATCATTTGGAGGGCATCGACATTTTCCTGGAATTTTTCGTCCGTCCGGGCGGCTTGAATAGCCGTCTTCAGCTTTCGCTTGACGTTCCCGCTCAAATATTCATCGGCCGTCACATAACCGCGCTCGGGATCGTTGTAGATTTTTCCTTTCAGCCTGGCAACTACGTCGTCTCTCGATGCCCCGGTAAGTTGGCTGATAAATCCGAGATCCACGCGGCCTTTATAATTCAGCGAATAAACCAGGGCTTCCGTGATATCTTCGACCGATTCTGGCGGCTTGACTTTAGCGATATAGTTTTCAGAGAAGATCGCTTCCTTGCCCTTGCTCGTTTCTTCGATTTCATCCCATTTTTCAAGCGCGAGCAATACACCGGCGTCCGGGTCGTCAAAGATCGCCATGACGTTCTTGCGCGAATTGATCCATCCGAATTTTTTGACGAAATTATCGTATTGTGTGTTCAGGATTTTGCGGAATTTTTCGAGTTCATCTTTGGATACTTCGGCAATGTGTCCTCTTAGCAATTCTCGAATCGTATCCCGAATCGGAATAAGAGCCCTGATCCGCTTTGCCCGGTCTTTCTGTGTCGGCGTGCGTTCCTCATACTCGATCGGGGTGCCGCCGTCATTGATGTAAAGTTTTCCGTCCTGGCCAACATAATAGGCGCCGTCCTTAATATCGCCAGCTTTCGGCATATTTTCGAGCAAGTTCAGTTCATGGTTGACCTGGATTTCCGTGTAAACGCCGTCCGGGAGTTTCTTGGTCGCTTCATCGATCTTTTCCCCGACATTCGTGTTGTCACCGATCGTCACGACTTGCTCGCCGTATCGACCCATTTGAACGCCCATAGTGCCAAGAACCATTTCGGGATGATCCTTGAAGTATTGGTTGATATCCCTCTCTGCCTTCCAGGTCGTTTCCCGTATTGTGCCGTCTTTATTGAGATAAGGTAGCTTTTCGCGGACTGTCTCGACGAACGGATTGTCCGGTATGGGCGTGAGATTGTCGCCCCGTTTTCTGAAAAAGCAGATGTCGCAGGCCGCCTCGGCTCCGACAAAGGTACCGTTCGGGAGACGGATGGCCCCGACCAGCTCGGCCTCTTCGGAGAAAATTTGGCGAGCTTTCGCGTTGGCCTTATCCATGGTTCCGGTGGACGTAATGATCGCCATTAGGCCGCCGGGCCGGGTAAGATTCAAGGATTTATTGATGAAGTAATCGTGAATCCTGAACCGAAACGGATTATGCGTCCGGTCGTGCGGCTGCGAATCGCCGAAGGGCACGTTCGATATTACCAGATCGTAGAAGTTTTCCGGCATGGACACATTCTCGAACCGGTCATTGATGATGCTCTGATTCTGGTAAAGCTGCTTGGCAATCCGGGCACTGATATTGTCCATCTCGATTCCGGTTAAACTGGAAATCTTGCGGAGCTCATCCGGCATAGTCCCGAACTCCAACCCGATACCTACCGATGGAGAAAGGATTCTGCCAGGCGTAAAGCCGAATTTGGCCAGGGTCCGGTAAATAGCGTCATAGACCGCGACCGGCGTATAGTAGGCGTCTATGGTACTTCGCCGTGCCGCTTCCAGTTCTTCGTTCGTGAGGACCTCCGCGACCATGTTTGCCCGGCTTTGCCAGGCCTCAGGCGGATAATGTTCCAGGGCCGGGCTGAGTGCCCCCCAACCGGAAAACTTGGCCAGCACCTTTTGTTCCTGGGGCGTGGCGAGCCGGTCTTCTTCCTCGATTCGTTTAAGGAGCCGAATGGCGCTTATGTTATCGGTAAATCGCTGGGCAATGCTGCGTTGGTCGAGGTTGTCGGTTGTGAGGACGGTGTGGTCGATTCGCCCGGCTGACTGAACGGCATCTGAGACTTCGGAAGTATCTTCAGTTCCGTCTCCGGTGGTAGGTAAATCCGCTCCGTCATCAGTAACTCCTTCGCCGCCTGGAAGTTCACCCCCTTCCTCGACACCAGGTCCGCCAGCCCCCTCCTCACCGACTCCTGCGCCTCGATCAGTGCCAGTCGATACTCCCCCACCTTCTTTAAATGTTTCACCATCTCGGGCCGATGACTCTCCCAATGCCGCGCCGCCTGTCGTCCAATCGCTGATAACTGTTCCATCTTCCCCCACCTCTAAATACTGAGTTTTATCGGTCTTTTCATGAACGATCGGTTCCAGACCGTATTTGATCACATCGTCCGGGTGTACGCTTTCTCCATATCCGATAGCGCCTTGGCCGGTAAAGCCTTCCTGTCTGTATTCGTCATCGAACGCCATGACGCCCTGGGGCTGCATCTCTGGCGCCCGGGTGGTATCCCGATAGGCATACCAGTAAAGGCCGTCTTCCGATTGTTTTCCGGCATAGAGCGCCTTGTAAATATCTTCCAGGGTATCCAGGACTTTTTGGACATTCTCTTTCGCCGAGAGATATTCCTGCAAGGTAACCGGAACATAATCCGGTTTCATGGTCGGCACGCCGTTCTCGTCCCAGGTCATACCGTCGAAGAAGGCTTTGAACAACTCATTGAATCGGTCCCGTTCTTCTTCAGTCGGGTAGGCGCCGTGCTCCCGCCTGAAAAGTTCTTCCACTGCGCCGGATGCCACAAAAGCCGGATCGACCAGGTAGTAGTTTTCCTTTTCCAGGTTATCCGCAACGTAGGCCTCAAAAGCGCGGGCGAACATCTCGACCGGCTGTGACCAATATTTGCCTTGTTTCCCGCCATCCAGGCCGATTGCGTCCGTCCAGAACCGGGTTTTCGAGACGAACTCGCTTTCCCATTTATCCTTGATCCAGTTCTCGGCTTCCTTGAGCCGGTTCCGACCTTTCCTCGAGGTATAATGAATACCGCGCAAGAGGTCTTCGACGGTCTGCATCATACTGCTGAGGTCGTACTTGAATTTAAAGGCGTGCTTGAGGTCGTCGAACGGGTTGTAAGAACGGTATTCCTCATTCTCGTTGTTCTTCATGCTGACTTTAGAATAAAAATCAAACCCGTGACCCCATTCATGGGCCAGGCTGCCATCCCCGTGTGTCTTGGTGAGATTGATCGTGTTGTCTTCCGGATGAAAAGTCGCTGCCGCTCTCCCTCCGCGCCCTCGGGCACCGTACATGATCCCGAGGCGCCTTTCCATGTTGTACGATGCCGCCTTGGCAGGAGCGCCGAGGATTTTCACCAGGTCATAGAGCGAATCGAACGTAAGGTTCACGCTCTTCTGTCTGTGCGGGCCTTCCGTCCAGTTCCCGAACGCCACGGTACCAAGGCCGAACGTATCGATCAGGTCTTGTCCTGTTACGTTTTTACCTTTTCTCTCGGCACCATCCGTCTCGATATCGAAGATTTTTCGTCGTTCCCGGACTATCTTGAGATTCTTTTCCTCATCGTTTTCTTTCTCAATCAGCCTGTCCGTCCACTTGGTGAGGATATTTTTCTGCATGATGAAGAGGCTGTATTTCACAATATCTGTATACGATTGACCCCATTCGGTAAGGATGCCATCCAAGGTGCCGCTGGACAGATCGTAAAAGTTGACGATATTATCGAGTTTGCGGATTTCGTAATTCGATTCGTCAACCATCAGCCTGATTAGAGCGTCCCGCGCCTGAGAAATCGTCGTGCCGCTGGTAATCGCTTCGGCGAGCTGTTCCAGGGTCGCAATGTATTTCGCCGCCATCTTCCGGACTTCTTCTTTTCCGGTAGGGCCGCTGAGAGCTTCCTGGATGGCGTCCTCGTAGCTTTTTCCCCACCCTTTTCGGCCCCCGAATTTCTTGCCGGCCCACTCGGTGAATCCGACAATGTCACGGCGCATGGCGTTAAACCATCGGATCAGGCCAGGTGTAGCATCCTTGGATAATTCATTGGTAGGGATCAGGGTAGCCTTGACCGTCATGCGTTGGAGGGCGGCCAGGACTTTTTTGGTATCTGTTTCGGTGATTTCCTTGTCCAGTTCGAGCGTGATCTTTTCGATCCTGTCTTCGGTAGACATTCCCGCCCGTTTCCAGCGGCGCTCCCCGACATCTTTGAGTTTCTTGACTTTCTTTTTCTCTTTCTTGCCTTTTTCCTCTTCCCCGACGGCTTCTTCGAGTGTGGGCGCCTTGGCTCCTTCGGCTTCTTCTATTTCCGTTATGCCCTTCAATTCACGCATCCAGCGTGAGATATAAGGCTTGATGCCATTCCCGAAATTGTTGACCAGGAATTGAACCAGGTCTTTCAGGTTCTTTCCGGCTTCTTTCCACTTTGCCAGGGCCGCCTCAAAGTGAGGCTTGGCCGCAGCGTAGGTTTTTTCGTCTATGGCGCCAGGGAACGTCCGAACAACACCTTTTCCTCCAAAGAGTTCGTAAAGTCCCGTAATGGCCTCATCGACGCCTTGCACGCCCGCCTTGGCAGCTTTCTTGGCAATATCGGACGCTTTCGGCACGGCGGGTTTTTCTGTCGGAGGCTTGGGCGCTGTCGGTGGTACCGGTGCGGCCCCTTCTTCCGCAACGGCCGGCGCCGCAGCCTCTTCAACCGGAGCTATTTCTTCCGGTGCGGCTTCCTCAATCATCCGTTCAATTTCCTCGATAGGCGTCTCGGCGATTTCCGCTTCGATCGCGGACACTTCCGGCTTTGGCGGGACTTCGGGTTTTATGGGAGGTTTTTTGCCGGTTGCCTGTTTTACGATATCCGCTCGTTCTTGTTCGAGATCCCGGATAATGTCTTCCACGGCTGACACATTGGCAATCTGAGCGTCAAATCCTTCCTTGCGATATTCGGCGGCGGCATTCCTGACTTGATTCTTTTCTTCATCAGAAAAAAGGTTCGTATGTAATTCCAGGCAATGACTTAAGCTGCTCAACTTATGACCTCCAAGAATGCCCGCATGAAGATGAGAAGTTCCTCTTCTTCCATGATGTATGAAAATGGTTTTTTAATGAATTGAGCGCCACCAAACTCTTCTTCCTCTGCTGCTGCTGTCCCATAATCAGGCCAAAAGTTGTCTGCATAATAACTTTCTGCCCAATATGCAGTCGGCCAGTAGCCTGCCGTCAAGAGGGCCATTTCTAATCCCCTTTAGCTGGCGTCTCTTGTACCAATGGCGGTTCTGTTTCCATTGATATCGACGGTCGCTGAAATTCTGTTTTTTGAATCTGCGATATCCCTGAAAACAATCGTGGCCGTTCCACCTCCTGATGATTTTCCCGTAAGCACAGAAAGGCAGAGCTTCAATGCCCCGGCAAGGGAAATTGCCGTTCCGTCATTGTCAACTTCCACCCCGGTTATGTCTGATACGGATATGTTGTTCAGTGCAGCGATTAGGCCAGGAACATCGTCCGTTTGCAATTCATCCGTATCAAGCAGGATATCGTCAACGATCCCGTCAATCGTATCGATCTTTCCCTCTATGGTTGCCAAGGAACCTGGAATATCGTCTGCCTGTAACTCGTCCGTATCCACAAGTATCGAATCTACAATTCCATCAATCGTATCGATCTTTCCGTCGATCGCCGTTAATGATCCCGGAATATCGTCCGTTTGGAGTTCATTCGTGTCCACCAGAATATTGTCAACGATGCCGTCTATCGTATCGATTTTCCCTTCGATCGTTGCCAGGGATCCAGGAATATCGTCTGTTTGAAGTTCGTTTGTGTCAACCAAGATAGTATCTACAATTCCGTCAATCGTGTCGATTTTACCATCGATAGCCGCCAGGGCGGCCGGAGTATCGTCTGCCTGCAGCTCATTCGTGTCAGCAAGAATATCGTCAATCAGCAAATCGAGACGCCCGCCATTCGTCAAATCTGTCTGCAATTCGTTCGTATCTGTTAGGATCGCATTGATGTCTGCGCCATTATCGTTGGCCGTCTGGGGCGTTCCGTTGACCTCCATGACGTTTACATGAAAACCGGTCGGATCGGCCTGAGACTGCGTTTCCCATTCATTCACGATCGATGCCGCGAGCGTTGCAAGTGTGGCGGGCGTTACCAAATCTGTATAAATAAACAAAGGATCAATATGGACGTTTGCCGTTGAACTGACTGCCTGAATTACGATAAAAGCGGCATCGGTTTCTGCCTGGCTTAAGCCGAACAGGTAAACTCCGGGAGCATCTACGGCATCAAGTTGCGATGGATTAGTATCAGCGGTGGCCGCGCAAGCACCGGCGTCCAAGGAAATCTGGGCAGTGATATTGGCAGAATCTCCCGTTTGAGGTGCTCCGGCGGCTGTATTCCAAGCATATACAGCCACTATCTGGCCTGCCACGTTCCTATACATAAGACCTTATTCTCCTGTTATTTCCTTCGCAAGGATCTCTTGAATGCGACCGTTTATGGGGTTTCTTTCTATTTCGAACCGCCATTGCCTGGGTTTTGGATTTTCAGGCATAGCGATGATTTTTGCCGGTTGAACATTCATCTCCTGTAATTTCTGAAATATTGCTTCCGCAAGAACAAGAAGGGCCTTACTTTCAAGTTGTGCGTTTTTTTCTATAACGTCCATGATGGACAGGATTTTTTCTGCGTGATCAGGGGGTAATGGTTCCATGCTGCTCTTTTTGCAGGCCATTTTCATCTTTATCTGTCCGAATTTTACAGGATTTCCTGATTTATCCAGGACTTCCAGGCCTTTTTCCTTGTAGCGCCTTTCTATTTCGTTAATGGACATCTTTTTCATGCTACATCCCCAGGCATTCTAAGAGAGTATTCCATTTGTCAATATCGGCGGTAATTTCGTCATAAGCCTCTTTTGCATCCATTTTTACCGTCATTTCCTCACCCGTATCGGTCATTATTTTCCTGCTTATGGTAACGCCTTCCAGGCCTTCCGGAGTAGGCGCGGCTTTTGGCGCAACTGCCGCTGGAGGTCCGGCCGGCTTGGTAAAATCAGCCGCCTCTAACCAGCCTTTGAACTGATCGATGGTCATCTCCTGAATGGATAAAATCCGGTCCCACCCAGGTTCATAATTGGCCAGATAGCCAGCCCGCGCCATCGGTTCGGTCATGAAGCCGACCATGACTTTGTGCTCATCGAAACTGCCGTCGGCTTTAGCCTGGTTCACAATGAAAACTTTATCGCTATCCGTTTGCTCCCCGACGAATACATCGACCTGATCGCCGTCTTTCGCTTCCGTGCGCCGGATATAGCCATAATGGCTTTTGAGTTCCCGATCCCAGGCCTTACCGTCTTCGTCTTTTCCTGTCCTGGTGGATCCTTTCGGGTTCTCGATCGTGATATCCAGGCCTTGCCAGGTTACGTGTCCTTTTTTGTAATTCCCCGCTTCTGCCTGGGCCTCGGTCGGCTCCGTCTCAATCTCTTGGCCTTCCAGTTCGGCAGTGATTTCGCTCGGACCCGCTTCGGCCGCGCCTTCGATGTCTTCAATGGTTATGGCCTCCCCCGGCCTACCGGGTTGCCCGGGTTCTTCGAGTTCCAAATCCGGGCGGCCTTCCCCTGCGCCCGGTCGTACAAGTCCGCCCTCTTCTTCTTCGACATATTGTCCCTCGGGTGCCGCTTCTCCCAAGCCGATACCTTCTCCTGGAAGAATTTGTCCCTCATCTTCTCGTATCCTGCCGGCATATTCTTCCCCCCTTTCTTCTGCTGCTAATTGTTCTCTTAGGCCTTCAGCGGCAGCCGGTGTTTCGGCGGCCCTGTAGGCTAATTCTTCTTCCGTTGCGGCCCGTTCTGCCGCAGTTTGCTCGGACAACCTTTGCCAGGTATCGAGTAAGTCTTCCCCTTCATAGTATTGCTCGAATACTCTGGCCGATTCTTCTGCCGGGGTGGGCACTCTACGTGCTTCGGCCTGCTGCGCGGATAAACGCTCCCACATATCAAGGAGCGGCTCTTCTTCTCCTATTCGAACGGATGGATACCCCGTGGGGTATGTGGGCGGCGCGGGAACTTCCGGAGCTGCAGGAACCGGAGGCGGCGCTTCGGCAAGGGCGGTCAAATCCACCAAATCGACTTCAGGCCTTTCCTTGGTCGTGCCTGGCAAAAGATCCTGCGTTTCCGTACTGGCGGTTAATCCCGTAATGATCTTATTGATTGCGAGGGCTGTAGGATGATCCGGCGGGATGGCGTCATGGATTTCTTTCAGCTCGCCAAACGTGAGCCTGCCTTCATGGTAATCATCAAGGATCTGGCGGGTAATCTGATCCGGGGCGCGACCTGCAATAGTGCCTGGTATGGCCATGCCGCCACCCATGAGGGCACCGGTAAACCCACCTCCAATAGCGGCCTCTAATGCCCCTTCAGTAATGCCTTGTTCCGGATCGGCCAGGTACTTTGTGGCCACGTTACTCATGATCGTCTCGACAGCGCTCTGGGGCGCCTCTTCGATCAGGCCTTCAGATAAGGCTTCCTGGATGATATTACGCAGGAAATTCTTGGATTCGCCACCAATGATTTTACCCATGACGTATCCGGACGGTGCTCCCAATATTCCGGTCGATACGGTCGTGGTGAGCCCGACAAAGGCGCTACCGGCCAATGCCATGATTTTGCGGGCCAGCTTTTTCTTTCCAGCTTCATCGAGGTTATCGGGCAAGGCATCGTATATTTCCTGGTAAATCGGCATTTCGGCCAGGTCTTCCGGGTTGCGGGCGATCAAGTCTTCGTAAATCTGGTCCGCATTGGAAATTCCCGCCGTGACACCTTCGCCGATTGCACCGCCGATCATACCGGCTACTCCGGGGCTCATTCCGGCCGAAATCAAACTACGGGCAATAACCATACCGCCGCCCATGCCCAAAAATGTCATGGGGATCGATTCGGCAGCCATCATGGCTATTTTGGGTACCGCTTCGGCTGCCGTTACGCCTTCAGGCCCGAGAAACGGTTTTTTCTTTAGTTCCTTGGCTCTTGGAGAAAGGGATTCTTCCCAATATTTCTCGGTTTCCTCGGCTATCTTGCGGGTTTGTTCTGTTCTGGATGCCTCAGTAAGGAATTCCCCGAGCGCCCCGAGGTCTTCCTCTCGGCCCGTAATGGCCCCGATTGCCTGCAGGCCTTTACCGGCAAGATAAGGCATATCCTGTAAGGCCATAATCGGGCGCAAGGTTTTAAGCGCGGTCCCTACCCCTGTAGCAATAGATTTCGGAATATCGCTAATCCGCATAGGACCGGTCGGTTCCCATTGCCCTTCCCATGGAATTTCGTCAGAAGGGTAGAACTCTTCTTCTTCCTCTTCCTCGTAGGACTCCCAATTACCTTCCCAGGGGATATCTTCGTAATAGTTCGGCATAATTACCTGTTTCCCTGAATTGCACCTCGAGCGACGTAAGTTTCTTCCCTTCCATCAGGGTAACGTCTTTTCATGAGACGGCCCTGGTTATCGAATAATTCGTAACTGCCATCGGCATACTTTCGAACGGTGTATCCGGTGTTCGGGTCGCGCATGGTTTTGTAGTTTCGCCTGGATGTTTTGGTCTTTTCCGCTCCTTCTTCGGCTCCGGCCTTGGCTTCTTCTTGCTCGGGCGCTGGCTGCGTTCCGGTCACATTGGCGATATAATCCTTGGCATAAGTTTCGAAATCGGGCGCTCCTTCTCTTTTCTCGCCTGCAACATTATAGACATCAGGATCGGATTTATATTGCTTCAAGGCGTCTTGCCTAAGTTTCAGCAAGTCTTTCTCTGTAATGCCGCCTTTGGCTGTTTTCGCGTTGTATTTGACCATTTCCTTGAGAACGTCGGGCGCTACCCAACCCATGAGCCCTTGCATGAACTCACCGCGATTCGCAAAATATTGAGGGTCTTTCTGGCCGGTATAGTAGACCAGCATACCGTCCGGGTCGTCTGGATTAGGGATAGGATTCCCCATTTCATCGTAACTTATAGGTGGGGAAAACTGGATATCATCGATGTAGCTATTCTCGTCGCCGTGCTTATCGAAAAACTGCAGGATGGCGTCTTTGTTCTTGTTGGCAAGACCCCACTGAGCGATAGAATAATCCTTGCGAAGTTCCTGCTCGTTTTCCTTCATGGTTGTTTCTTTGCGGCCTTTCTCCCTGGTGTAAGCGCCGGCCGCTTCCGCTTCCGTCTGGGCCCGCTCTGCTACATCTTGAGCGCGGCCTTTGATTGCCATTTCCTGTGGAAAGGCCACGTCTTTCATGTACCGGGCCTGCGCCTGATTCATACGTTCCTGATAGCGCGTGTTAATGCCTTCGCGTTCGGATTCAATCGCCTCTCTTTCTTTAACGGCCATTTCGCGTTCTCTGATATCCATTTCACGCTGTTTCAAGGATAATTCAGCCGCTCCTTCTGCAATGTCTGCCGCAGACGGTCTTCCTACGGCCCTACCCGCTGAAGACCGGCCTCCACGAATTACCCGGCTTGCACCGAATAATCCTGGCAACTGAGGGGCGACCCGCCCCCTGGCCGCCATTTCACGAAGCATAGGAACGACCTGGTAAGGGTTGCCGAGCGCGCCCGGATCATACCGGATTGCGTTTGCCCGTCCTGCCGCGAGTGCTTGCGATATCGCCATCTTATTGTCCTCCTGCCAAGTAATACCCGGCAAAGTCACCGAGTGGATTTAGGATCGACTGTGCATAACTGCCTGCTATGTTGCCGATCGCTTGAGCCCTGCCTGTTTTGCTGACCTGTTCCGCTATTCCGATATCCGCTATTGTTTTCGCTATATCCGTCTGCGCCCCGAGAAATCCCGATGAACGATCGGATATGGCTTTCATGATATTGGCGAATACGGTCGGATCAAAAGCCTCCATGGCACCGAGAGCCGTTCCTTGGACTCTCTCTTTTTCGAGCTGACGCGCTTGATTCATGGCCCCAATGACATTTTTAGATTCTTCGAGAGCCGTCCTCCTAGTGAGTGCCCCGAATTTTCCAGAAGACGGATCGATTCCGTAGGATAGGGCTTCCCTGGCAATGTCTTCTCTCGTTTTAGCGGCCTCCTGCCTGGCCTGAATACCCGCCTCTGCCGCGACACCTTCGTAATCCGGGGTAGTCAACTGCTTAATGAGGTCTGCCATTTGCTGCCTTTCCTGAATAGTCCCTGACAATGCGGAAGCGATTTCCGTGTCGAGCCCGCCGTATGACTTCTGCCATTCGGCGTACTGCGTCTGGATTTGAGACAACAAATTATTGAGCATATCAGTGGTTCCGGAAGGTTGGCCATACGTTGTCGTCGGCTGATCAAGCGCATTCAAGGCACGGTTGAAGATGTTCTTTACGTCACTCATGCTGCTTGTCCAGGCTTTCAGGAAATTATTGCCCAACTCGGTAGACCTGGACGCCCTTTGCTTTTCGATCTCCCAGGCTTGTTGTTGTTGCTGAAGCTGAAATTGGGCCGTTTTGAGCTGCGTTTGCCCGAAACTCAAGGCAAGGTCTTCGGCCGTTAATGCCGGGCTACGGTTTCGACCCCTTTCCCACACGCTTTGACCGGATCTTGCCATTTTTTGCTTCAACTGCATATATCCCATTGCTGAACGCGGCATTAAAGCCATTGTTTAACCCTCCCGTGCCTTATCTTCTTCCATGAGCTCTCTCATGGATGTTGCCATATCGAAACGGCGAACTCGTACATTACCTATGATTTCCACTTCCCAGGACCGGCCGCGATAGCCCTGGTCGATCCTGAACGGTATTCCGTTCGCATAAACGTCTTTTGTAAATTTCAAGGTGCCATCGGCATAAATCTTTACAGTCATATTGAAAGCGCCCGAATAAGCCGCCGGCGCCGTGACGTCCAAAAGTTCATCCCCATTGATCGGAATGCTCTCCCCGATTGGATCTTCGCCAACTGCGCCCCCCATGGAAAAGGCATCGATTAGCAGGCCGTTCTGCCTGATCGTGTCGTAATAATCCTGTAAATTGTCATAATAACCCGATCGATCGCCAACGTCCGCAATGAGCCGAGCGCAAGAAAATGTCATGCGCCTCGGGAGCAAGATTTTTCCGCTTTTCCAGGTAAAATTCGACCCGAAAGGCTGCGTATCGTCTCCCTCCCATTCATAGATATATGTCTCGTAAGCAGTTGACATTTTAACTCTTCTCTAACAACAGTTTGTAAGACAGTTCTCCGTCCGGTACGAAAGGAAACTCTAAGCCCGTATCATCGGCATTGTACGACCCGGTTGACGGATCGACGTACACGCCGTTGATTGTAGCCGTAGGATCGTCAACCCAAGCCGACCCGATACTGAATCCAAGGTAATTTCCCCATCCGATATCCACCGTGTCACCGGCATCGGCGCCCGTAATCGAATCTACGGTTATCGAATCAATGGAACTGAAACATTTTTCCCCGTCATGCGATCCGGCTGCCGTTGCGGTAAAAACTTCCGTCTGGGACGCCGTTCCGTCTGCCAGGGTACCGGTCACCGTGACTTGAAGGACCGTCAAAGAGGCGTTTGCGTCGGTGATCGTGAGCACTATATTGCGTGGAACATCGGGATCGTCCACATTCGCCATGGATCCAGTGCCGCCCGTAAGGTCGTACTGATCAGCCTTGCCGCTTGTGCTATATGCTTCCGGCGTATCCCATTCCTCGAGGGAATAAGCGTCTGTGTCCCATTCATTCGTAATGGCATAATACAGTATGTCAGTAGGAGGGTAATTGTAGACCGCCTGGGAATAGAGATCGAGCGTCGTGAAATCTCCCGTTTCGAGATCCATAATGATGCAACCGTTGACCGATCCGCTTTCGTACCAGAACCCGAAATATCGGCTTCCATGGATTTCGCTCACCATAGAGGACGGAGCGTAACCGTCAAGCCACTGATAAGCCGACAGGTGATTCTTGGTGAGATTAGCCACGGCACCTGACGAATTAACGATCGCCAGGCCGACTTTGGACGGATAAACAAGGCCGTCCTTCCAGCGCACGGTTCCTTTTGAGCTTACGCAGGCATAATCTGCCGGAAGGGGCACGACAGAAAGGGATCCTGGCGTATTTCCTATAACCAGGTAAGGCCTTTCGGTAGTTGTCACAACGGCGATTTCCGGGCTGTCTGAAGACAGGTACGCGCCTACTCCGGCAATCGATACGATCGTGTCGGCCAGGGTTTCGACATATCCGGTCGGCCATGCCCACGGTTTGTAAGGCTCGCAGACATAAAGATCCTTCCCGACGAATCCGAGCAGAATGCCGTTGCCCATGTATGCAAGTCCCGACAACCCGTCAGGTGGCGGGTCGTACTCTTCGGTCACGATATCTGCGCCCGTGTCGGCAAGATCGAAAGTGTCATTGTAGGTAGTCGCCGTGGATGCTATCTGCGCCAGATATTGATAGGTTACAGTCGCACCGCCAGTGGCGGCCCGGTAGATATTCTTATGGGTAATATTGTTCTCGTAACACCGCCATGTCACGCCGCCATCAGTCTGATCCGCGTCAATCAACTCTCTCCATGTCGGCTCGCTGACAGCCGAAGTGCCTGCAACTACACATTTATAGATATAATCGCCACCCTCATCAGCGGTCGGATAAACGAAATCCCCCACCGAGTAAGCCGTAGACGCTTCCCAAATCATGGTAATATTGGTCAGGTTGACCGTTTGGCCTTCCATAGGGTCAACGATATTTGATGCTGGCGATGGAAGGGATTCTTCGTTCCAGGATGATAAAACCGTCCAGACGTAGGCCACATCAGTAGTATCGCCGGCACCGCCGGCGCCTTTCGCTGCAGTCATGGCGTCTTTCGGGCTAGGCAGGGCGAGCGGATAAAAGTTTCTCGGGTAAGGCCCGAAATTGAGGCCGCCGGTCGTTGCTTCGGATTCATTCGTCTTTTTGGGGATGCCGTCTCCGGTATAGTAAACCTTGTTTGCCGTATCGGCTGCGACCGGCCCTTTGACCAGGTTTACCTCGGCAGAAAAGAGGAACCAATAAGAACCTTCATAAAGATAAATCGTGATTGTGTCGTCTATCGTGATCAGGGAATGATATTCTACGGCTACTTCGAACCAGGGAATGATATGGCCACTTTCCAGGTTACAGTTTTCAGCCGTCTGGGATTGATTGAAAGGCAAGAGTTCCGGACCTATCTTGGGAAAGATCCCTTTAAAGTCTTTGATCGTTAAGCGCATTTACGGTCCCATTATGTTGTATATTCGATCATAAGGCGCGGACGCCAGGCCACGGTTGATTCATCAGCAAAATAATGAGTAAAATAGGCATCATATCCTATTGTCGGTGCATTGCCCAAAACATCATAATAGTAATCCCGCAAACAGAACATGGCCACACCGGAAGCATCCGCTACTGACTGCAAGTAAGCCAACCCGGCTGCAGAAAAACTGTCAGAAGTAACATATTGAGTTCCGGCCAGGGCGCCTTGCCCAATATAACTAAAATCGCCCAAACCATAATCCAGGGTACAGAACAAGTCGGCTTCAAATTCATCAAAATCCCCGACTGCGAGGGGATCGGTTTGAGTTCCTTCATAGACGTTGACTTGTTGCGCGTTCGAACTTTCGCTGCAATTTCTTCCGAATACGGTCAGCATGGCATCAATTATGGTTGAGCCTGGCCCTCCGATTGCCGATAAGTCGAAATAAAGGTACGAACGATTCAAGTAATACCAATCCGTTCCGTTTACCCCGGCCCAAATCGTAGGGTTTCCTATGATATCAGAATCATACGCGACATCCGCTGCGGCCCTTGCCACAGTGGCGGCCCAACCGGAAGCATAAGCCTCAAACGTGAAAAGGTAACCGTCTGCCGCGTCCGGTTCGAAAAATTCCACATCATCCCCCCAATCACACAGTTCTCCGGCAATAAGCGCCCAGGTCGTCCCGCCTACATTTTTCCACCACCTCATTTCGCAATCGTAAATATTGGATTGGTAGATTTCTTCCCCTGGATAATTAGCCGACAAAATACCGTTCGGATTGTAGGCAATCGAGCGATTGCTCCCTTTCTGAAAGAAAGTGTCCAGGTTTCCGGCTGTTAAGCGTTGAACCAGGACCGATCCGGCAGGCCACGCAACATTGCTGGTTCCTTCCTGGCTGCGCGCTATCGTAAATGTATTGCCGCTTATGGCCGTTATTTTAACGATTTCGATCGCTTTAGTCGGGTCGGTTAGGGTTGCGTATACGGCACCGGTTTGATTGTTGACCGCATTAATGAACCTCTGGGCACCACCTGGTTCGACATAACAGGTCGTTGCGGTTGCGCTGATCGCTGCGGAAAGAAAGGCGACCGCCTTTGGCTGGCAAAATCTATGAACCGTATTAGCCGTCATGAGTTCAAGGCCTTCCAGGTCGTTCCGGTACAGTGCTTGTACCAGATTTGAGCTACCGTATCGTAAACCTCTTCACCGAAGTAACTTGCCGCCAGGGAACCATCAGGGCTGGTGGAGACTTCACGATTCGTACCTTTTTGAAAGAATGAGCTTAAAATTGTATTATTGAGGGCGAGCATCACAGAAGCCCCTATCGAAAACGACTGAGGGCTTCCGGACCTGGTTATGCTCGAAAATGTGTTGCTTGATCTGCCGGCTACCAACATCCATTCGGCGGTACTGCCTTCCTCGACGTAAATGTAAAAGGCCTCGCCGGTTCCCGGGGAAGGGAAACCACTGCCGTCGGCCACGTCGAATGACGTGTCTCCCGTCCCGACGGCTTCAGCAAGTGTGGTTTCCGCATTGTTTTCAAATAGGTAAATTGTCATAACGCAATCCCCTTACGCATTCTTACACGCAAACCCAAGTTCGTTGCCCCTGTGATTTTATTCAATTTTTCGTTATTGACTCGCTCATCGAACATATCACGGTAATAGACGGCAAGCTGCGGATCGTACCACGGCATGGCCTTTTGAGCGAACAGGCGGGCCAGGGCGCCATTGGAAATCGTTCTACGATGAAAATTATAGAGGAAGTCTTCTACGGATGTTGCAGTATCGAGTGGGCGTAAGTTGACCCTGACTAATAGGCCTGATGTACTCCCTTCTGTTGGAATAGGCCAAAGGTTGAGCGTAGCGGGCGTCTGCTGATAGACATAAAAATGTGTCGGCTCTTCTGCCGTCTGAAAGAGCCAGTTACCCTGTTGATGCCTGTCTTCCTGCAACCTGCTCAATGGATAGAGGCTTTTGTATTGCGTGTTATCCGCTCCGTTTGGTTTATACTTTGCATTTTCCACATTCATGATTCGGGATTCAGTCGTGCCAACACCGGTGAGGGAATATGATGACGTATTGGCAATCACCGTAATGGCAGTTAAGGTTTCGGTAAGCATTAAGGTTTGTTCGCAAAATTCTATAAGGGCGTCCCGGACGGCGTTTAGGAAAGCCGGTTCCGGAAGGCCTTCAATCCAAGGAAAGATGTATCTATGCCAACTCGTTAATGCCGTTGCCATTACCTTGCCCCTCCTGCCTGCGCGATTGTGCCCTGCCTCGGTTGACCAACGGCGTCCAGGAACAGGTTATAATAAAAAAGTTGCCTGTCGGCGTTACCGGGGTAATCCGTATCGGGCGAAAACGCCATGGATGCCGTAAGGTTGAACACGGCATCGACATATTTCTCGGCAACCCCGACCCTGGCCGTCTCCCAATCGCCCCCCACATCGTAAACGACCGTTGCGGGCTGTGCCGAATATTCTATTTCGACATAACCTGTTCCGGTATTTTTCGGGTAGCAATACCAGATTCGTTCCGTTTCGGGCGCCCAATTCAGGACCGTTGCGGATGCTGTGGTGCTCGACCAATTTCGTAAATGAGCGAGTAAAAGTTTGAGTAAGGTCGGCATACAGGCTGCGCCAACCGTTACGCCGTCCGTTCCCATATTGCGAATGACGTTCAGAAGGGCAATGCCTTCGGCGGGAAGTTGTTGCTTCGCCCCGACAGCCAAAAGGACCGATTCTATTTTCGCATTGGCATAGGGCGCCTTGACTACCGTAAACCTGGCGGCTCGGTTGTACCATCCGATCAATTTGGTCACGGTCCAGTTGTCGTTGTCTTCATCCTGCAAGACATCTTCCAGTTGCCCAACGAAAGTGAGCATCGACATATTTGCCATGATATGCTGTCCTTATCAGGTTTTTCGGGATTCTTCCTGCAATCTTTCTGCCCTGGCATCTATCGCAATATTTTTCAATAATTGCAGGCTTTTCCCGTCTGTATCTATTCGCTTTCCGTATTCTTCGATCATATACGCTTCGACCTGGGATTTCTTGTTCATGCCCATGATTTTGATCACATCGGCATCTTTTTCCATGGCAAGCCGTAAGCGTTCTTCCTCGATTTCATCGTCTGAAGTGTCCTTATCCGCGATGATCTTATCCTTTATGTCTTCATCCCCTTTCATGAGAACGGGCCTGGGTTTTTCTTTCTCTTGAAATTCGGCTTCTTGCGCGTTTTCCAGGTCGGTCAATACCTTGGAAACGTCAGCCGCGTGTTCCGCTTTTTCTCTTTCTTCCATGATTTGAGCATCTGTAAGTTTAATGTTTCTTAATGCGAAGTTTTCCCTCATTGCCTTGATTCTCAATTCTGCCGTTTCAGGATCAAAATCAACCATGTCAGCACGCTTTGATAAAGTGCGGGTCCACAAATAAATCCTTCCTGTTTTCAACTGCCTGAGATACTTGGTCGCCATTTTCAGCTCTCCTTAATTAGGGTTTGGGACCGGCCCGATGGAAGACCGGTCCCTTGGGCGAGCCGTGCTTGGCGGCGAATCAAGGCAAGCCCAAACTGTCTAAAGGTTAATTAAAAGACCTTCCAACCTGCCGCCCAGGTATCGAAGATCGCGGTTTCCGTATCGGCACTTCCGAACGTCATGTCGATCGTACCGGCCGTGACGAAGACAAGACCATTAACGGTATCCCAACCCAGATCAGTATCAGTGACGAGAGTGATCTGGGTAGTCGCAGAATTAAGATTACAGGTTCCCATGAATCCGTCAGCCGCAGCGCCAAGTAAATGTGTCTCCGTTGCCGAGGCATTACCGATATCGGCCGTACAAGCTGCGCCTTCTGCGGTAGTCACTCGAACGCCCACGTTCATGAGCAAAAATCCAGCGGGCACGTTAAAAAGTTCCAGGATGTCACTGGCGGCAAAGCCAGTGCTCGGGAGCGTAACATCTGCTCCGGCAGCATTAGTGAGGCCACCATTAGCGACCAGATCGGGAATATCCACGTTGAGCATAAAAGGGGCATCGCCCGGAGCCTGATAAGGCATACCGACCCCTCTATCTTTGAATAGAAAAGTTGCCATTGATTCTTCCTCCGTATCTGAGAGTTTCTAATGTTTCGCGTGGAACAGTTGGTTAATTGCGGGCAAACGCTTACTGACGCTTGCCCGCGTTTAAGCGTTTACCCCTTTACGATGTAAACATCGACCAGGGCGGTCGGTTTCAGGACCGAATATCCATAGACATTGAGGCCCCTTACCAGGGTTCCGAATGTGCTCTCAGACCGTAGGGATTCCATTTTGGTCATCTGAGCGGCGAACGAGATGCCCTTCGGGTGACCGGCCAATGCGTGAAAAGCCGTGTCCGAACCATCGGTAACCGATGCGACCAGGTTGGAGCTGTAAATAGTCGCCGTATCGATCATGCCGAGCCTGCCGTTTCGGAGAATCGAAGTGCCATCCCCGGCGAGCGAGGCATCCTTGAGGTCGGACAATTTGATTTTCGCGCACGCCCAGGCGGGAAAAACAACCCACCTTCCTGTCTCGGGAATATTGTTCTCAGTAAGACAGAGCATGGCGTTTACGATTACTTCCAGAACATTAGCCGCTGTTACGGTTACCGCAGCGCTGGTTGTGCCCATGGCAATATCGCCCGAAATAGCACCGGCGCTGTTTCCGGCATTGGACGAATCCACGTCGGCGTACACGTCTGCGAGAAGGGCGGTATCGATGGCGATTTTCATCTGCTCCCCGGCATCGTCCGACCAACTGTCCATAAGGGCCACGTCGGTCTGGTGCTTATCGATGTCGTCACAGATGAAATTGAAATACTTCGCCTGATCGATCTCGAGTTCCACATTAGCCGATTCCGGCCTCTCGATAACCAGGGTTTGATTTTTGGAATAATCCCGAATGGTGATGTCGGGCACCGTGCGAATGATGACTTTATCGCCCATATCCTTGATTTCGCCCTCGTAATCCGTATTGGAAATGGCGGCCCATACGGTACTGGCATAAAATTTCACCAGCAACATACTGGCCCACACTTCCGGAACAAAAGTGCCTGAATATTGAGGGGTTCCACTTGCAGCATTAACGGCCATGATAAATACCTCCTATAAAATGGCGCGCTTTGGACATGGGCCGTACCTGTTCAAAGTCAGGGAGTCGCCGGTCCTCCGCGCAGGGTTTGTTGAAATGCGATTTGAATTTTCCGAAATTCTTTAGGGTCCATGCGGCCCATGGCCATGAGCTTCGAGGCCTCGGAAAACTCTTTAGGTGTGACAATTCGTGGCGCAGGGTTCGTGTTTCCCTGTGGCGCTCCGTGCTGCGGCGCGGCGCCTTCAGGAACTACCTGTCCGGCCAACGGGTTTCCTTTCTGAGTTTGAGATACTTTCGGCTCATTGCCTTTTAGTTCGGCACCTGTGATCGTTTTCCAGGCAGTAAAAAATGAGGCCACTCCTTTTGCATTCCGTCGAGCTTCATGGGCTTTAAGGATGGATATCCTGGGGTATCCGCCGGTCATTTCGTCGGGCTGTTGCAGCCATGCCAGAAATCCGGGGTCTTTGTTGACCGTTTCCCAATCAGGGCACGCTTCATCCAAAACGGCAAAATAGGATTCCATTTCGCTTGCTTCGGTCTTTTTCGCCACTTGCCCTAATTGACCCCTGAGGGTATTGTTCTCAGCGATCAGATTGTTGACCACATTGACCAATTCGGTCATTTCTTCTCCGTACCCGTCCCATTTATTCACATCGAGGTTCGCTAATTGTTGCTGCTGCCTCCTTCCTTCTCCATTGCCGCCTTCAGGTTGCCGCGTTTCCTGTGGCAAATTCTGGGAGGTGGCGAGGATTAAAGAATTGAGGTTCTCTACTGTGGCCATAGCGCGGTTCAGTTGCGAACGAAGATCCGGGATTTCCTTATCGTACTTTCCCTTGAGCACATTGTATTTGTGCTCCCAATTCTCACTGACCGGTTGCGCCTGTGGTTCAGCCTGAATTTCCGGTTCCGGCTGTTGCATTACCGATTCTTCCGGTTTCTTGATATCCGGGTTGTGAACGGTAACATTCGCATTGGCTGAAGAGGCATCGATTATTGCCTTTTGCGCTTTCTTGGCCGCTTCGGCCTGTTGCTGTACTGCCTTGGGTAACTTCCCGTAATTCTGTGCCATCTTTTCATTCTCCTTCCCCCGAGTCGTCTGCCGCCGTCTCACGGTGTTCGGGTTTATCTTCGGCCCTCGAGCCTTGGCAAAAAGGTGTTCGAGGGGGCCCTAACCTATGAAAATCTTAACTGTATTCCCTGAATATGGCATAAACGAGTTTATGCGTGGTGCTCGGATCGGCCGACAGCACGACGGTCAGCGTGTTCGCGGTGAGAACCGCTTTTTCGAAGGTGTCGGTATCGTCCGTGGTGTTCCACTTGCAGATTGCGATATCGGTAGCGAGCGCACCGGTGATCGTGATAACTTCGGTGTCGTCACCGCCTACGGTCGTGTGCACACCTGCATAGGCAATGTAATGCGAAGGCTTGAAGGTGCCGCGTTTTCTGAATACCGCGTAATCCCACCCGTGCGTATCGTCGGCGCCCGGATCGGCAGAGGCCGTGATCGTCATGGTATCGGCCGTCATGACCACATCGGATACCAGGTCATTGTCGTCCGTGGCGTTGAAGGTCGCCATGCCGATATCACCGGCCAGGGCGCCCGTAACCGTAACGGCAATCGTGGCATCGTCGGCCGTCAGACAAGCCCGTTCTCCTGCCGCGAACACATCCCAGGTAGGCGTGATATTTTGGCGAAGCACGATATAATTGTACTGCTTC